CACAACGATGCTCCAGTAGTGGGCACATCTATTAGCAACAACGTAGCAAGCATAGTTTTAGCAAACCCTGGCATATTTGTTACAGGTCAAGAAATTACAATTAGCGATTCTGGTGCAACATATAATGGCACCTATACATTAACCGGATCATTTCCTGGTACTACAGTGCCAGCATCTATTGGCACAGCGTTTTGGAGTACATACGCATTTAGTTCAAATCCTAACGGTTATAGCATTATTCAATATGCAAAGACAGCTGCAAACGACCCATTTCATTTTGTAAAACCATACGGCCGAGCCCTTGGCCCAGAACATAAATCACAGGCTTACACTGCGACCCCTGCCATCAGAGAGGCTGCGATGATCGTAGCTGTAGACATCTGGCAAGCACGTCAAGTTAGTCAGACTGGTGGGGTAGGTATGGATGGGGTATCTGCAAGTCCGTACAGGATGGGATACCAATTGATAAATCGGGTCAGAGGCCTCATCCAACCGTATTCAAGTCCTAATTCACTGGTCGGCTAATGCCAGCCGCAATAACCACCCTTAGAAGCACGCTAGCCACTGATCTAGCCAATGCTGGCGTATGGTCCACCTTTGCTTACCCACCTGCAACGCTATTGGCAAACAGCGTTGTAATTACACCTAGTGATCCTTACTTAGTGCCGTCTAATAATGATTACACAAGCATCGCACCTCTAGCCAATTTTAAGGTAATGATCTGTGTACCAGCCTTTGATAATCAAGGCAACTTAGCAGGCATTGAAGATTTTATTGTCGCCGTTGTGACTAAATTAAACGCATCATCTTTGGTGCTAAACATATCAAGTGTCTCCGCTCCAGCTATCGCTAGTGTGGCAAGTGGAGATTTATTAACGTCAGAAATCACCGTATCAATTCTAACGAGCTGGAGTTAAAATGAGTCTAACACCGGAAGATTTAGCCTTCTTGAAAAAGATAGGCCAGATCGAAGAAGCACCAAAACCTGCAACTACTAAAGAGAAAGACAAGGAGTAATCATGGCCGTATTTTTGAATAATGGCGTTTCCGTCACATTCAATTCTGTAGACCTGTCAGCATATGTTACATCTGTAACTGTTAATCAATCATTTGATGAACTAGAAGTAACTGCTATGGGAGATACAGCTCACAAGTTTGCTAAAGGACTAGAGGCAAGCACTATTACTCTAGATTTCTTAAATGATAACGCTGCAACAACTGTAATTCCTACTTTGCGTGCTGCTTATGGTACAACTGTACCTGTGGTAATCAAGCAAACAACTGGAGCAGTATCTGCAAGTAATCCTTCATATTCAACAACTGTTTTAGTTAATAACCTAAACAATGTAAATGGATCTGTAAGCGATATATCAAGCCAATCAATTACATTTACCTGCAACAGCGTAATCACTGTAGCAGTAGCATAAGGAGAACTAATGGCAAAGCTAAAGATAACAAGGGCTAACGGAGAAGTATCTGAACACAAGATTACTCCGGGTGTCGAGTACGCTTTCGAACAGAAGTACGGCGCAGGAATCTCAAAGGTTCTACGCGATCACGAACGTCAGACTGAGATCTATTTCTTAGCGCATGAGTGTTTGCGTAGAGCCAATGTGGTTGTACCTGTATTCGGCATCGACTTTATTGACAGCTTAGAAACTGTCGAAGTAATGGATGACGAAAAAAAATAACACAGCGTGATTCGATAATCTATACGATAGCCAGCCTCTCGGTAGAAACAGGAATTGCGCCACAAGCTTTTATAGATATGGATTCTGAGATGCTTAGGGCAATAGTCCAGGTATTGTCAGATCGAGCTAAGGAGATCAAAAATGCCAGTAAACGTATTCGGCGTTAAAGATGTCCTTGCAGGCCTAGAGTTTATTGATGAAGATATGCGCCAACGCATCAGGACTGCTATTGATCCTGCTATGCGGGGCGTGGCTATGAAGGCTAAAGGTTTTGTGCCTGCTGATACCGACGTGCTATCAGGATGGGCTAAGCCAGCATCTCAAGCTACAGGTTACAGACCATTTCCTAGATTTAACTCTGCAAACGTCAGAGCAGGTATTGGTTATAACCCTGGTGAAAACAAAATTCAAAAAAATGGATTTCAAGTAAGCAACTATGTTTACAACGTTAGCCCTGCTGGTGGCATTTATGAAACTGCAGGAAGATTAAATCCACAAGGCAGAGCCCCTGTTATGAGTACCACATTAAAAGAATTAGGTGGAGTAGAGGCATACAACAAGCCAAGAAAAGGATCTAAGCAAAGAGGTAGAAGTGCATATAACTCCAATAACCCTTTTGCTGGCTACCAATTTGTTACTGCATTACCGACTGTTACATCACAGCCTAGAATGAAAGATATACGTAGCGGTGGTCGTAAGACCAAAGGCCGTTTAATTTACAAAGCTTGGGCATCTGATAGTCCTAAAGTTTATGATGCAATCCTAAAGGCCATAAACGCTACAGCTATAGATTTTAATAAAAAAACAGAGATTAAGAGAGCAGCATAATGGCCAATGTAGTCGTCTCCGCTATTGCTACCTTTAATGGTAAGGCACTTAAAAAAGGCCAAAAAGATCTATCAGCTTTTGATAAGCAAGCGCAAAAACTAGGCAAAACATTTAACAGAGTGTTTGCCACTACCGCTATTGTAGCATTTGGCAAGAAGGCTATCAATGCTTTTGCAGCTGATGAGAAGGCCGCAAAGTCTTTGGCAGTACAGTTAGAGAATACTGGCAACGCATTTAGAGTTAATGAAGTAGAGGCCTATATAGCAGGTTTGCAAAATCTATACGGCGTATTAGACGACCAACTACGCCCGGCATTCCAAACTTTATTAAACGCTACTGGATCAGTGACCTTAAGCCAGCAGGCATTAGAAACCGCATTAAACGTCAGTGCAGGCACAGGTAAAGATTTAGCAAGCGTCGTGGCTGCAATAGCCAAGGGTGCATCAGGCACTACTACAGCCTTAGCAAGATTAGGCACTGGATTAGACAAAGCCACAATAGCCAGTGGTGACATGAATAAGATCATGGCCGCGCTTGATAAAAAGTTTAGCGGTCAAGCATTAGCCAGATTAGATACTTATGCAGGCAAGATGGATCTATTAAAAGTAGCAGCTGCTAATGCCACCGAAATTATAGGTAAAGGCTTAATAGATGCCCTTACTGCATTAGGCAAAGATAACTCAATAGACCAAGCCGCTAACTCTATGAATGGGTTTGCTAATGCTATTGCCAATACTGCCAAAGGCATGGGTGAGTTAATAGGCCAAGTTAAACAAATTATAGACAGTGATGTTGGCAAGTTTTTACTAGCCATTACCGCTTTATTGACCCTAGGCAAGAAGCAGTTAATAGTAGGTGCTGCAGGTTTAATTGCTTATGATATTGGCAAAACGCAAAAACCTACATCTAATTTTACTTATGGTGTTGGCAATCCTAGAGCAGATCTAGTATTACAAAAAAAGTTGACCGCTGCCAAAAAAGAAGAATATAACATTTTAGTTGCGTCTAATAAGACAAAATCAGAAATAGATAAACTTAAAGATAAGTTTGATTTAGAGCGTATTGGCTTAATGGCCGCCCTTAATGCTGCTACCGATGAAGAAACTAAGTTACGCATTAGAGCCCAGTTAGCCATCTTAGATAATAATGAGGCTTTGGCTAAGAAGATATTGGCTGAAATGAATGCGGCTGAAGCTGCTAAAAAAATGGCTGAATCAATGGCACAAAGTGCTGCTTCATTAGAGGCCGCGTTTAAAGCTACTATTGCACGATTAGCACTTTATGATCCAGTTAGAAATATTGCACCAGGGCAAACTGGGCCATTTAACACGAATGTACCATCTACGCCATTTGTAGGAACTCCGTTCGGTCAGGCAGGTGGCAATACAGGGCCAATCAATTCAACACCAGTAGAAATTACTTTAGAACTAGCCCCTAATGCTGGAGAGTTTGGCCAGTTAATTTATAACTCATTCCTGATGAATCAAAAGAATGGATTAAACCAGACTGTTAATGGCGGTTTGTAATGACCTTACCGGTAATCAATGCGGTAATTAACTTCTCTACTGGCCCAGCATTTGCACAAGCTTTAATCTTAGATGAAGGAATATTAGGCACAAATATTTTATCTGATTCAACAGCTGTAATTGTTGATGTATCAGATCAAGTTAATTATGTGCAAACTAGAAGAGGCCGTAACGCATTGTCAGATGAGTTTCAGACTGGCAATTTAACTCTACGCATAGTAGATCAGAATGGTGATTTTAACCCACAAAATCCTTCTAGTCCTTATTATGAATTATTAACACCCATGAAGAAGGTGCAGATAACTGCAACCTACTCAGGAGTAACATACCCAATCTTTTCAGGTTTTATTACGTCTTATGTAAACAGTCAACCTAAAGATGCCACAGAGGTTGCCTACACTACTATCACAGCTGTAGATGCTCAGCGATTAGCCCAGAATGCTCAGATTTCTACTGTTACTGGTGCTACTGCTGGCAATTTATCAGGCACAAGAATTAATCAAATCTTAGATCAAATCTCATGGCCTGCAACCATGCGTGATGTTGATGCAGGTTTAACGACAATGCAGGCAGATCCCGGTACTAACCGAACTTCTTTAGCCGCATTACAAACTGTAGCCAATAGTGAGTATGGTGCTGTTTACGTTGATGCTAGCGGTTCATTTGTTTTCCAAGATAGATCTGTAACTGCAGGATCTGTCGGTGCTACACCCACAGTATTTTCTGATACAGGTTCAGGGATTTATTATGCTAATGCAATATGGAAACTAGACGATACTTTAGTATTCAATAAATCAACGGTAACCCGATCAGGTGGTAGCCCACAAGTAGCCACTAATCAGGCATCAATAGACAAATACTTCCTACATTCATATTTCTTAGATGGCTTACTAATGCAGACAGATGCGGTAGCCCTAGATTATGCTCAGGCTTATACAGCTTCTAGAGCTGAGACTTCTATCCGATGTGATGCTATTGAATTAGATTTATATACTCCAAATTACAATGCAGGCATAATTGCAGCTTTGAACTTAGATTTCTTTGATCCAATCACAGTTATCACGACTCAGCCAGGGGGATCTACCCTGGAGAAAACCTTACAGATTTTCGGAGTATCTTTTAACATTACCCCTAATAGTTGGAAAGTCCAATTTACAACTCTAGAGCCAGTCATAGACGCATTTATCCTAGATAATACTATTTATGGCACTTTAGACTATAATGTCCTAAGTTACTAAGGAGATATAATG